TTAGCGTAAGAAGCCAATAAATCAGTTATATTACAAACAATTTCATCCAAATCAAATCCTAATTTCATAGCACTCCTCCTTATATTTCACACACACCTGTAGCACATTGTATAGCTTCTGTATCAGCACTCTCAGTTATGTTTTTATTTTCCTTTATGTATTTTTTTATATCCTTTAACGCTACACTATTCAAAATTTGACCTTCTCTACTACCATCAACATAAACAGTAACACCTTTTAAATCATGTATATATTCCAATGTTAATCTACTCAATTGCTTAGGAGTAGTATCTTTAGGCATGTTAATAGTCTTGCTAACAGCACCATCAACAAATTTCTGAACTGCTACTTGAGTTTCAAAGTGATCTGCTGGCTTAAGCTCTGTTGTATCCACAAACCAATCAGGAATCTGCTCATTAGTTTCCAGCAGTTCTTTATAAAAAGGATGCACATACATTCTATCGCTTACTCTATCACTCCTCATATAAGCTTTCATGAATAATGGTTCTATTCCTGATGTAACTTCAGGTAGTAAACTGATAGTATTATGAGACACAACACTATTAGCTACATAAGTAACAGTTTCTGGAACTTCTATGTCAAAAGTATCACATTGGGATTCATAAACTCCTACTACTGCATCTACTACACAGGTATTTAAACCTAAAGACTCCAATTGTTGTTTTTTGATTTGTTCACTTCTAGGTCTGAACTTGTAAACCCCATTCTTAATCCATATTCTAAACATTTTAGAACCTAATCCAGAAATAGACTCTCGTATCCTAACATCTTTACCCAATGCTCTTATCAGGATAAGCATTTCTTTAGCCAATTTTTCACTTGATGTATCTAAATACTCTGTATTTCCAGATTTTGAACCATCAGCAAACAGCATGCCTTTAATAAAAGCACTAATACAAGACTTACTAGAAGAACGTATAAGTTTTGGTATAGAGATAGAATTTGATTTCTGCTTCAATAAACCATTTATTTTAAGAAACTCTATAATTAATTTAGAGTTAAAGCACACCTCCATACAATTTCTATTATTATCATAAAATGTAGGCTTTATTCCAAAAACTTCAGTTCCTAAATCAGCTACACACAAGTAACTATCCTCATCAGTAGCATTACAACTTATACGAATTCCTTTTTCATGATTACTACCATCTCCGAAATAAATACCTAGAAATTCAGCGAGCTTCTCATTCATGATAGGAATAGTATTTACTATATTCTGATTATGATGATATTTTTCAACAGCTATCAAAGTTGGATTAGAAATTTTGTTATAAGTATTCAACACAACCACCACATCATCACCAAGGCTTAATTCATCGGCTCTTTTCCATATGTAGTTACCGTTCTGTAGTAATCGGTATTGATGGTTATAAGTAGATTCTAATATAGCACCGCTTTCTAAATACACTTTTTTAGTATCCTGCTTACCATTAATGTAAAATTTAGTAGCTTTTTCTTCTTTTTGAAAATACTCCTGAGATACGTTTACATCTATATCCTGCCACTGACTACCGTTAATTTCACCAAGTTCTTCCAAAGTAAGTAGCCCCTTATCAGTAACAATCATAGTATCTTTATCTTGACAACCAGTTGGTGCAGCTGCTAAACAGGTTACATTCCTAATTCCATTATCTTTTATGTCCATTCTTAAAGAAGCAGGTAATGATCTTACAAAATGAGCTTTTCCGTAAGCAGAAGCATCAAATTTAGGAAAAGCCCCCTTCTCAATAGCCAGCTCCATTGATGTTTGATAAGCAATATCTCTAATAAAACGCATTAATCTTTCAACTTCATATACAGCTTTTTCTGAACCATACTTTAATTTTTTAGCAAAAAGATATTCTGCAAGACCCATAACACCAAGACCTATTCTACGTGAATTATGTGCTTTAATTTCATTTTGTTTTAATACATATTTATTTACTTCTATAACATTATCTAGAAATCTAACGGCTAGTTTAATAGTCTCTTCCAATTTTTTCCAATTTGTGTTAATAGTACCTGTAATAAAATTGGGTAATACGAAAGAACCTAAATCGCAGATATCGTAAGGTGAAAGTATAGCCTCGCCGCAATTTTCTGTAAGTATGTGATTATACTTGATTTTTCCGTTGGTTCCTAACTCATCACTAGTCATAATATAAAAATTATGATTACCATCAACAGTACCATTATACACATCTTCATGTCCATCTTCTTCAACAGACACTACTTTAAAATTTAATTCTGCTGATTGTTGTAAATCTTTATAAGAGGTAAAGCAATACTCATTGTAGTTAGCTTCATTAGAGTTTCTAATCCTATACGCCACTTTTTGTTTTTTACATACCTTCTCCCATTCTTTTTTTAAAGGAGTTCTACCCAAAATATTTTTCAATTCACTATAAATATTTAATTGATTCACTCTAGTTTCTTGTTGTTTATTAGAAAAATGATCGTAAAAATTATTTATACTTTCTTCATTACTCCAACCATAAATACTTGAACATTTTCTAGAACAAAAAGCCCTTTCTCTATTTCCCCATTTTACAGAAAATACTTTATCACAAACTTCACATTTTCTATTAGCATAAATACTACCATCTTTAAAAAATATATCCATATCAGTCTCTGTTAAGAGATTCAAATATCTTTTGTATTCCCTAATATGAGCAGAATTCGTTAAAACTATTACATCAGCTTCTTTTGCAGCAGCCAACAGCATGTTGCTGGGTGAACTATAAGAACCCAACGAATGCCTACTATTAGGCAGATTATGTTTTCTACAATACACATACCACTCTTCTTGTGTTATTCTTCTACCTAATTCTAGAGAATATTTAATGACTATATCAAAAACCTGTTCTGGTGTGTATCCTTTAAATCTACCATTATTAATACCAGAATGACCTTGTTTTATTAACCAATTCCTTTCTGGAAAACGATTCATTGGATTATTTTCACCCAACATATCTTTAGCGTGTAGTTCATCGTGCTCTTTTTTAGTCATAACGACTAGATTATCAGGACTATTATTTAATTTATCATAATCACTATGATGCACTACTTCATTCTCTAGTAGAGCTCTACCTAATGTACGTGCTGCAATAAATCTATGTTCTATATGAATACTATTACTAAATAATGGATTAAACAACCACATATAACCAGCATTAGAGACATTAGAAACCATATGATTTAATCTATCATCATGAACAAGATCGTCTGCTTTTTTTACACTTCCATCCTTCATATAAAACTTATGATTCTCTGTACATCGAACAGTAGATCCATCATCCAAAGTAATCTTCAATATTTTTTTATTTCTACCTGTAACTCTGGGCTTACGCATCATCTTAACTTCTGGTTTTTTAGTAGTTTCATTAAAACAAAACACAGGCGCATCCTTACCTTCTTCAGCTAAAGTCTTAATGTCTACATATCTACGTCCATCTGCAACATAAATCATTGTGTCTCCAGTAATGCAAGGATTACTCGAAATAACTGGATCATAATAATAACTGTTATTACTTCTTACGTTATCCCAATGTAATAATCCTGGTTCAGCGTCATTAACCATGTTCTTTATAATTTTATTCCATATATCTCGTGCATTAACACTACCATATACTTGAGCTGCAAATTTAAAATTACATTCACTATCTGATTCTACTGCATCTAAAAAATCTTCATCTACCAATACAGAAATATTAAAATGTTGTATTTTACCATGAATAACTTTAGCATTAATAAATTCTAATATATCAGGATGATTCACATTCATACATGCCATACCAGCAGCACGACGAGCTCCACCAGACTCAATAGTAGATGCAACAGCATCAGCTGCTTCTAGAAAACTAATAGGACCAGATGAGTTACCTCCTTTACCTTTTATAATTGCGCCTCTTGGCCTAAGAAACGATAAATTAGTGCCTACGCCGCCCCCTTCACTCCATAATGTTAAAGAATCTTTTATAAACTGACCAATTTCTTCTATTGAATCACCTATAGGAATAACATAACAATTGAACAATGAACCTCTTTGTCTGCCTGAATTTCTTAATATTCTACCGCCAGGTAAAAAATCCATATCATAAATCATCTCAGCAAATCTATCTTTATATAAATTTATATTACCGTTCTCTGGACGTACTATTTCGGAAGATACTCTATTTGATACATCTTCCCAGTCTTTATCTACTCCTTCAAAGAAGTATCTGGAGCTCGCTATAGTTAGTCCGTTCTCTGTAAGTTTAGAATTACCCATTATCTCCTCCTCAATTTAGTTACTTCCTGTATGCCCAATACCACCAGTACTTCTCACAGTACCGCTTAGTTCCATTACCTCTATAAAATGGCCTTTATACACATGAGCAAAAACCATTTGTGCACATCTATCGCCTTTTTTTACAGTGTAATCTTTACTTCCAAGATTTATCATGATAGCTCCTATCTCTCCCCTGTAACCATAATCTATAGTACCAGGAGCATTTAAAACAGTCATACCGTGTTTCATAGCAAGTCCACTTCTAGGCCTAATCTGGGCTTCCATACTTTCCTGTGGTAATTCTATACTAATACCTGTCCAAACTAATTTCCTTTCTCCAGGTTTAAATACAACGTCTTCTGATGCACATAAATCACATCCTGCATCACCATATCGTTGATATTCAGGAATAATAGCATCCTTATGTAACTTCTTAAACAGTATTTTAATATCATTCATTTATATATCTCCCCCACATGCTTTACATACTGTCTTCATACCATATTTTTTATCAGGTATAGACAGCATTTCAGTTCCACCGCAATCTTTTCCGTTAACTTTATTTTCACATGAATTTTTTAGCCAGCAAGGACCAATAAGAGAATCTGCTTCCATTGGTATAAGACTAAAGTATTCTCCAAACCCATCTACTAATGACTTAGAAACAATCTCTGCAACCTCATATCTTTGTTCATTCTTAACTTCAACTATAACTTCATCATGTACAGTTAAACATAATTTAGCGTCGTATCCACTAGTTTCTAATCTATCAACTAAAAGCACCATCGCTTTTTTTATAGTATCAGCATTTGCTCCTTGAATACCAGCATTCATTCCTTGTCTTCTAACTCCAGAAACTATCTTTTTTCTATTAGGATCTCCCCAATCAGGTATATTATAAAATCTTTTTCTTCCGCTTATAGTTCTACTAAATCCTTGTCTAACACTATCAATAGCCGCTTGGTCAAGGTACTTCTTAACTCCTTCATATCTATCAAAATATTTATTTATCATTTCTTCTGCTTTCTTTTCTGGTATTTTCAATCTACGAGCTAATCCAAACTTAGACATACCATACACTAGACCGAAATTTATTGCTTTTGCTGCATTTCTCATAGCATGAGTTACTTTATCCATAGAAACACCTGCCATTTCAGCAGCAGTTCTTGTATGAATGTCTATTCCTTTTGCATAACTATCTACAAAAATAAGATCTGCTGAAACATTTCCTAAAATACGAAGTTCTGCCCCAGCCATATCTGATGTTAGTAATGAGTATCCTTCCTTGGCTATAAAACAACTTCTATATTTCTGTTTCTTTGGAATGTTTTGTAAATTAGGGTTAGAGCTACTCATTCTACCAGTGCTCACCATCTGTCTAAACGCTGTGTGTAATCTACCAGTCAATGGATGTATCTTATCAAGAAGTGTTTCTCCATAAGTAGAAATTAATTTCTGTGCCTTTCTATATTCCAATATCATATCCACAATTGGAATGCCAGAATGCTTGGCCAACTCACTAACATCTGTGCTCTCAATATTCAATCCATATTTAAGCAATGCTTTCTTAAGTTGTGCGTTACTATCAATATTAATTAAAGAAACACCAAACAATGTTGTTTGATCTTCATTTTTGTCAAGAACCTCACTAATTGCTTTACCTGCCTTCTCTTTCTCCTTTTCAACATCTGACATTATTATACGCCATTTATCAACATCAATTGTAATTCCATTAAGCTCCATCTCACACATAGACTTAGTAAAATCAAATTCTAATTGACATACACCTTCAAATCCATGTCTTTTTATGTCTGGTAATTGTGCATTCATAATATCAGGAAGAACCATAACATCAGTAGCAGCATATTCTTTTTGATAATTTTGAAATTTTTGATTGTAATCAACAAATGTGCCTCGTGGCTCTTTGTTCATATGAATACCAAAATATTTTAAAACCAAGTCTGGCAGCGCAGCCCCTCTAACACTTATTCCTAAATTAAATAATTGCTCAACAAGCATGGTGTCATATATATTATTTACATAAATACCCATATGTTTTTTTATTAATTTCATATCAAACACTACATTTTGAAACAATTTAAGTTTATTTTTATCAGTTAAAATAGGTTTAAATATATCTTTATGTAAACTACTGTGTTCTGTATCATGTCTGACATCAAATACAAATATCTTTCCATTAGCACCAATTTGTATTAAAGATATCTTGGCTTTATATGGATCTAAATCAGTACACTCAGTATCAACACTTATTATAGGATATCTATCAAGCACAGTAAGAGACGCACGAGCGTCTTCTTCAGTAGTAATATACTCATAATTAGGCTTAGGAAGCCTTGCTATGTCATTATTAAATACACTCATTTATCTTTCTCCTTTACTACTATTTATTATGTCTGTTACTTTAAACATATAATGATAAAATTTATTATCTCCAAGTTTACCAGACTCATATATAGGACTGTTAAGCACATCCATTATCCTATCAAATTTCTTACCTTCACCTACAGTTCTGGCTCTCTTCATACAACCAATAAAATAACCAGCTGCTGCTATTCTAACAGTTTCAGCTGGTGTATCTTTTTTAAGTTTGTCATATAATTCTAACGAACTATTCCATTTACCCTTTAATAATGCTCTAGATAATTCTATAATTTTAGGATCATCCTCGTCAAGAAGAATGCCTGTAATATTTTTAACCGCCTCTATTGTCCATGAACCTTCTTTATCTACTTGATCCAGATATACAAGAGCATCTCTTGGTGTCCCTCTTGCCTCATCAGATATGAAATTCAACGCCTCTGTGTTATAACTCATGCCTTCAAACTCAGCAACATTTTTTATCATACCAAATATGAGATCTGAAGATATCCTACCAAAATGCATTACAGAACATCTACTTAAAAAAGCACTTTCATCTTTCTTACGTCCTCTTAGTTTCTCAGGCTCATTAGTACAGAATATATAATATACATGTTTGTATCCATCTTCCATCTCTTTGAGCAATAAATCCTGAGCATCTTTTGTAAGCTTATGCGCCTCATCAAATATCAATACTTTATATCTTGAACTAAACGGAGCTGTAGGAAGATCATTAACTATAGATGTAACAGCATCTTTACCGCCTGTTTTACCAACATTAATCTCCATCACATCCATACTATTGTGATTGATTATAGACCTACATGAGTCGCATTTAAGACATGCTTTAGAAGTTGGTCCACCTGGGTGATTTGGTTCACTTGGTCTTGGTCTTAGTCTACGTACACCTTTACAATTTAGTCCAATCGCCACAAGTCGCGCCGCACTAGTTTTTCCACAGCCTGGAGGGCCAGTAAACAACTGAGTGTGAGGGGTGGTTCCATTATCCAAATACCCTTTAATTATATTTCCGTTTGTTTCCTGACCTATTATTTCCGACACCAAACACGGTCTGTAAACAGTACTTAAATCATTTGCTCCTGTTTTACTCTCACGCCGTATAAGCATATTCTTTACCTCGTTGTTTGTATTTCAAAATTATATAATTTTTTACATTTAAAGCCTTTACAAGTCTGATGCCTACTCTGCCCTAAAGATGTCAGCCATAAATTTCCTTTATTTAAATTTTTATCTCTACAAAACTTACTAAAATTTTTTATTATTTTCTTATCGTTGTTTGGAAAAGTAATCAACCACAACTCGCTTTTAGTGTTTCTCATTTTTTCCACGGCCTCTGTTGGCATTTTTTTACCCTTCATGCCAAAATTAAAATTTATTTTAGCATTATTCCTAATTTTTTGTTTTGTTTTTTCAGATAACTTCTTTCCTGTTTGAGATTCAGATATTTTTTTTCTCCATTCATTAGAAATAGTACGGCCTTTCAATGCAATAGACATTTTTTCTTTTGTTTTTTTAGATCGAGGCTTACCAAAATTAGGATGGTTGTCTCCTTTAAGCTTTGCAGATATTTTCTGTTTAGTTTCTACAGTATGTAGCTTACCATACATAGGGTGCTTATCTCCAACAAATCTACCTATTAATGATTTAGATATTTTTTTTCTTGTTTCTTCAGATGGTATTTTACCATAGCCAGGGTGATCTTTTCCGCAATATTTACCTTTTTTGGCTTCAGACATTTTTTTTCTACTATCCAAAGAATACTTATACCCAACCATTCCTCCACCGCCTATTGTCATATTATAGCCATCTTTTAAAGAATTATATTTATCTATATAAAAATTTTCTTTTTTATCTAATTCTTTTTTAGAGTTACAATTACAAATAACTTCCCAAACAAAGTTATCTTTACCGTATTTTATAATAGCTCTATAAAAATGATAATTAGTATCGGCATTTTCATGCTGAGTCTTTCTTATATTTAAGGGTTTAATGGTCTGACCAATATATACTTTCCCATTAATTTTATTTGTGACTTTATATATTATACCGAAGCTATTTTTTTTTATATCTTTTAATATAATCATTAATTTTCATTTGTCAAGCTATTCTTCGCGTTTTCTACGATTAATTTCACCTTTAAGTAACTCATAAATCTCACACAGCACTCCCAACCCACTAGGATTCTCTAATCTAATTGA